TTGAGCGTGTTGCCGTAAATCTGGCTCGACATGCCGAGAAGCGGGTGGACGTTGCGCGCTTGCGGGAAGTTGAACGCGGCCGCCTGGCCGGCGCCCTCTTGTTGTCCCGCGCTTTGGTCGCCGTGGATCGCCTTGTCGAGCGCCGTCGCGCCCTGCGTGAAAGCGTCGCTTTGCGCCTTGCCGGGGAAGCCTGGCAGGACGCCGGGCGTCGCGGCGACCGCCGGCGGCGGGGAGTTGAGGGTCGTGCCGGGGATCGGCGCCGGCCCGCCGCCTTGAGCGGAGCCGAGCACAAGATTGCCGCTCGCGTCGAGCGTCGCGACTTGCGGGCCGCCCTTAATCCGCTGAGCGGAATTGTCGACTTGCGGCCGCTCGAACTTGCTCGTCCAAATTGAGGCCGCCTCTTCCGGCGTCTTGGCGGCTTGCAGGGCCGCAAGCACGCCTGGCTGATAGCTCGCATAGTCCTTGTTGGTGAGCTCGTTGACGATGTGATCGGCTTGCGTATTCGGGTCCGCCCACGAGGTCCCGTTGGTCTTGGCGAGATTTTCAAGCGCCGTGCGGCGAACCCCGTTCCACTGCCCATATCCAATCGAGCCGCCGGGATCGTTGGCGTTGTAGGAGCGCGGATCAAGGCCCGCGCCACCCTCGCCGCCCAAGCTCCACAGCGCGCCGAGCGCCGCTTGCTTCGGCACGCCGGCGGCGGTGAGCTTGTTGAAAACGATCTGCCGGGGGTCTTGCGGGCCTGTCGCGGCCGCGACCGGAGCGCCCTGGCCGACGCTTTCGGGCCCCTGATTGGCGAGCGCGCCGGGGATCGGCGCGCCAGGCGGGTTCTGACTTCGAAACGCATTCACCGCATTGACGGCGGTCAGTCCCTCAGTCGCCTCCTTGTGGCCGGGATTGACTTGGCCGTGCCCATAGACCGGCGTGTTTGGATAGCGCGCAGCGATGAACTGAGCCGCCGCATCCCGCTGCGCCGGCGTGACGTCGCTGTCGTCGTTAGCGACGATTTCCATGCCGACGACATTGCTGTTGTTGAGGTTCTTATAGTTCCCCTCGCCGTTCAAGATTTCGTTGGTGCCGCCGTAGCCGAACTCCTTCGCGGTATCATGGACGACGCCGTTGCGATCCATGATGTATTGCGCGCCGTAGCCCTTTCCCTGTTGCTGCCAGAACTTGACCACGCTCGCGGGATCGCCGCGCCCCGCCGTGTGGTGCATGATGAACGCGGACGGTGCGCTGCCTCCTGGCGCAGTCGTCGCGTCGGGGAAGAGGCTGTTGGGGTCAGCCACCGAGCGCGCCCCGGATTTGCGGCATGCGCGGCCGCCGAGCGCGCGGACCGCCGGCGAGGCCCATATTGCGGCCGAGCGCGCCGACGCCATTGATCGGGACCGGCGGCGCGAGCGGACCGCTGGCCAGCGCGCCAAGGTTCGGGGTCGGCAAGCTCACGCCTCGAGGCCTCGAGAGCGGCAACGCGCCGGGCGTCATGCCGCCGCCGGGCGTGCTTGGCGCCATGCCGAGGGCGCCGAGCACGGCCGGGTGAACCATCATCTTGCCGCCGGCGCCGGGGATTGGCGCAACCGCGCCTGGCGCGATCTTGGCGACGTCCTCGGCCATCGGGCCGACCGCCTTGGCATAGCTCTTCGGGTCGCCTTTGTAGCGATAGGCGTAAATCGGGAGCTTGGTCGGCTTGTGCACGCCGAGCTTGGTGATGTCGGTTTTCATGCTGCGATCAGAGAGGCCGCCGAGCATGCTGCCGATGCCGGCCATCGCGCTCGTCCCGCCGGCGGGCGCGGCGAACATGCCGCCGAGCATCTGCAGGCCGCCGAGCGCGCTCATCGCGATATCGGGCGAGGTCTGCGTCTGGGTCGTCGACTGGCCTTGCTGCGCCTGGCCGTAAGGCGTCATGCCGAGCGCGGACTGTAGAACGCCCAATTGCTGACCGGGGTAGGCCCAAGCGTTTTGGAACTTGGCCATTTGCGCGTTGATCTGGTTTTGCGCTTGCTGCTGCTCGAGCGAGCCGGCGGTGACTTGCTCACCGAAATTGCGCACTTGCGATTGCTGCGCGGCGTTGCCGAGCGCGGCCAAGCCGCTCGCCCCCTGCAGGTTAAGGCCGGCCTGGTTTTGCTGCGCCGATTGGTTGGCCAATTGCCCTTGGAGATTGGTGGCGATGTCGGATTGAGCTTGGCCCACTGCCTGGCCGTAGTTGGCCTGGTTTAACTGCGCCGCCATCTGCGCCATGCCTTGCGCGCCCTGCGCCTGCGTCACGCCGGCTTGCACGCCCTGGCGCGAGCCGCCGAATGCGTTGTTGGAGGCAGCTTGGTTCGCTTGCTGGTTTTGCGAAAGCGCCAAATTCTGCTGCATGATCGGCAGCGTCGAATTGATGACGCTTTGCGTGTACGGGTTCATGTACGGCTGCAGATTGGTCGAGCTCAATTGTCCCGCCGTCACCTGTTGCGGCGTTTGCCCCATGACCCCGAGGTAGCCCGCCTGAGAGGCGTTATACTGATCCTGGCCGGCATTGCCGCCCTGCGCCGCCGTGTTCCAAGCTTGCTGCATTTGCGCGCCGGGATCGGCGACCATTTGCCCCTGGTATTGCTGCAGCGGTTGGTTGGCGACGTTTTGCGCAAAGGCGTAGTTCTGCTGCGCCGCGTCGTTGATCCACGGTGGAAGCTGCGTCGCGTTTTGGCTTTGGGTGGTCTGGGTTGTGCCGCCGCCGCTCATGGGGAAACCTCTTTGCGGAAAACCATGTTTGTCGACACGATTTTCCAGCCATGGGATTTCGCCAGGCGCGCCCACCCGACACGTGCTTGTGCGACGATCGCGTCGCACTCCATTTTGCGAGCGAAGGCGAGAACTTGCGCGTGCAAGCTCTCGCCATCGTCCAAGTCGCCTACGAGGATGATGATAGTGAGGACGCGCCTTTTAGGGTAGACGCTGATTTCAGTTACGGCGATTGTTTCATGTGAAACATGAGCTTGCATCCGGCCGTCGGCGATGCGCTCGAGGAGGTCGTCGAGCGAGTAAAGATCGCCGGCGCGCGCCAGCGCCTTCGCCAATTTCGCACGATAAACTTCGGCGTTGGCGACCGGCGCGTTCATGGCTTGCCGCCGCCAAGCGGGACTTGCTCGGCGACGAAGGCGCCGGCTTGATTGACCCTGAGCAAATAGATGTTGGGCGGCGTGCCGGCGGGCGCGTCATAGGCCTGCAGGAGGATGCCCGGCAGCGCTTGCGAGCCCGAGAGCTTGTCGGCGAAGCCGTGCCGACACCACAAGCTGAAATTGCGCAAGTAGCCTGACAGCGTCGTCGAAACGTCGGGCATGTTGGGAAGATCGGGCGGCGGTTGGGGCGTGCGCGGCGTCGGCTGATTGGGCATTTAGCGATCCCCTCTCGGCACGCTGTCAATTAAGTGCTGGCCGACGGTGACCGGCAGGACTTGCGGGCCGGCGAGCGCGATGCGCAGCCGGATGTCGCGGCCGGTCGTGCGCAGGTCGACGAACCCGTCAGGGCGGACCGGCTTAGGCGTGGTTTGGAGCTCGGGCGTGCCGGTCGAGCGCGAGTTGCGATAGAAGATCGAATATAACAAATTTGTTATATCGCCCTCGACGTCGGGCAGCATTTGCTTGACGGTCGTGAGCTTCGCGCCCGAATTGAGGTTCAAGTCGAACGTCTCGGCCCATGGCAAGGCGACGTCGCTCGGATAGACGTTCCCCGCCTCATGCTCGAAAGCGATCAGGCCGTCGGCCATGATGGTGTGCGAGGAATAACTCGCCGTGATCCCGGCCGATCGCGCCATACGCGCCTGGCCCCACCACCCCTCTTTGTAACAGTAGATTACCGCTCGGGTGTTTCCAGGCTGGCCATCTTGAGGGAAAAACCACCAAAACTCGCTGAAATTGGCGACATGCACCGCGCAGGCTTGAAAGCGCACATTGAGAAGGTCGACGTCGTCATCGATCCACGGCCGCACGTTGCACGCAACCGGCATAATCGACGTGCCATCGAATGAGAATACGCCTTGCTGCGAAAACCACAGCGCCAGGCCCGCCGTGTTGACGGCCGATTGCGGCGACCAGGGCGTGCACGCCTCGGCGAGCTCGACGTAATTATAGATATACGGCGCGCCGAGGAATTGGCTGACATAGGCCTTTTTGCCGGTCCAGAAGAGCACGCCCGAGCGGGTCGCCAGCGCGGCGATGATCGGCGACGCGGGTTCGATATCGAGAAAGCCCGCTTGACTTGTGACGTTGGCGTAATCCCACGCGCCGGGGTTCTCTTGATCGCACCAGGCGAAGCGCCGGAACGAGCCGCCGCCGACCGTGCCGTCCGACGTCGAGCCGAAGATCATCAAGAAGCGCTCTTGCGTGACGACGAACAAGCGGCCTTGGGGAACGGGCCCGCGCCCCGAAGCGGCGGGTTGAACCACCGCCGCGCCGCCGACGGCCGGGTCCCACATGAGCAAGCGCCCGTCGGGCGAGGTCATCGCGTAGAGGATGGCGCCGAAATTCGCGAGGCTGAATGCGTCAGGAGTTTTGTCGAGCGCCTGGATCGTCGGGATGGTGCGCGGCGTGCCGTAGACGTCGTCGCTATAGTCGCCGTCGCCAAAGCCGCCGGTCGCCGGCGGGGCCGGGGGGACAATCGGCGGCGTCGGCGAAATGTCGGTGAGCGTGCCGCCGGTGTCGACGTAAAGGTGGCCCTCGCACAGATAGGCGATGTGGAGCACTTCATCGAGGCCGTACCATGAATGAATGCGTTTGCAGCGCGAGGCGAAGGCGTAATTGTATTGCGCCTGGCCGCCGATCGGGGCCATTTGGCCCTCAATCCAGCGCACGCAATTGACTTCCGCCCAATTGCTCGAGCGCATTTTCTTGGTCGCCTTGGCGACCACGCCAGGCGGGATTTCCAGCGGTTGAAATGGCGTGCTCATATGTAGCGGATGATGAAGTTGAGGTAGATGTAAGGCGGCATGTTATTATGCGCGCCGCCGCCGCCCGCGTTCTGGGTGGTCGAAAGGCCGGTGCCGCTGGCGTTGAGAGTGATGCCCGCGTAGCGATAATCGGTCAGGCCGATCCCGGTTCCCGCCGCGTTGATATGCACCGCCGGTTGCTCATTGTCGGTGCGGCCCATGAGGACATTGCCTGCCGTGCCGCCCGCAAGTGATCCTGGCGTTGTCAGGCCGGTGACGACGCCGCCATGACTGTGCACGTCCTGGGTGGCGCTGTGGGTGTGACCGGGATCAGGAACGGCGTGCTGGTGCGAAGGATCATTAACGCCATGGTTGTGAGCAAGGTCGGTGATCGGATGCGCATGCACCGGCATCTCGGCGGCGGCGAGGACGTGCGTCGCCTCGCCGCCGGTCCCGCCTGGGTTCTCGCCGTCAGTCATGCCTAATGGAAATCTATTGATAAGATTAGGCAGGTTGAAGGACGCGCCGCTACCGCCATAACGGTAGCCGATCACAGCGAACAGCGCCGCGTATTGCGTCGTGTCGAGTGATGAACCCGAGCAAAGCAACCAACCCGGAGGCTCTTGTGATTGTGGACCGGCGAACATGGTGATCGAGCCAATCGGCACGCCGGCCATTTGGTTCGCGTGCACTTGCGCGTCGATAAGATCGAGGTCGGAATTGAGCTTCGCGCCCCACGTCGCGGCGCTCGCCCCGACTTCCGGCTTAACCCAATTGTAATTTGGAGTGAGGGTGTCAGCCACGGGCGGCCTCCAATTCAGCGACGCGCGCGGTCAGCGTCTTGACCGCGTTGATCAGCGCGAAGATGAGCGGGCCAGTGTCCAACTCGCGGATGTCGCTGACTTCCACGCCATCGATAAATCCGGGCTTGCGCTTCACCAGTTCCGGCAAGACCGCTTCAACTTCCTGCGCGATCAGTCCGATGAATTGGGTTGCGTCTTTCGCCGGGATGAAATGCGGGCTCGCCGGATAGGGCGCGGCGGCGGGTTCAGTTTCGCGCTCGCCTTGCGCATTCGCGTGCGTCTTGTCGGCGGTTGGCGTGTCATTGCCCTTGTAGCGGTAGGAAACCGGATTGAGGGCGACGATCGCGTCCAGCCCCGCCGTCCATTCGCCTTCGACGGTCTTGATGCGTTCGTCGGATGGCGCGACCCATGCGCCGCCGCCCGGTTTGGTTGCGGTTCCGCCGGAAATTGTCAGGTTGCCGTTGCCGTCCAACGCCATGCCGACGACCGCCGAGCCGGGGTAGATCATCCATTGTCGAGAGGCGGTGCTGTTTAGCCATGTGTCGTACCAGTTCGACGCCCATGCCAGGACCGGATTTCCGCCGCCGTCATTGCCGAGGTAATATTGAGTTAGACCAGCACTTGGGAAAATTGCGCTTCCCGCTGTGATGGAGGTGTTGACGGTCAGGGCGCCTGTGACGGTCCCGCCGGTAAGGGGAAGGTAAGCGCCAAGGCTAGCGGTGACTTGCGCCGCCGTCTGAAACCCGCTTGGATTACTCGCGGCATAACGGCTAGTGTCAACTGGGTGGACGTGATCGCCCCTCGACCAAGCGGCGCTCGATCCCGCCGCCGCCGTTCCATTCATCAAAGGCGCGGTCGCCGAGGCGACAGGCACGACTGCACTGACTTGCGCCGCCGTCTGATAACCGCTCGGATTGCTCGCCGCGTAGCGCGACGTATCACTCGGATGAACGTGATCGGCCCGCGCCCATGTGGTTCCGGTTCCGATCGCTGCGGTCCCATCCATCAACGGCGTGGTCGAGGAGGCGACCGGAACCGCCGAGGTCAGCGCGTAGGGCGCGAGCGTCGCCGTCCAATCGGTGATGTCGGTGTGGGTCAGATGCGCCCAACCGAGGCTCTTGCGCGCGTAAGCCGTGCCGTCGTTCGGGGCGTCGGTCATGCCGCCTGGCGCGACCGCCCAAGCCTGGTTTTGCCGCGCGTAATATTGCCCGTCGTTGGGCGCCTCGGCGACGCCGGGATTGGCCCACGACAACGCCGCCGAGCCATTGGTCGAGAGCACTTGGCCGGGAGAGCCGCCGGGAAGATAGAGCGAACTGGGCCCCTGCAGCGCGAGCAGTCCGTTGACCCCGAGCCCGTAATTCATGGTCACGGGACCGGCGAACACGGTCGAGCCGTCTGCGCGCGCGATGGTCAGCCAATTGCCGAGGAACGCGCCGGTCGTGCTGTAGGCGGCCAGGCTGAAATTCGCCCCGGTGTTGTTCAAGCCCTCGGTCGTCCCGTCGCCCAAAGTCAATTGCCAGCGAGCAACATTAGCGGCCATGCCCAAAATGGACCGCTGATTGCCGCCGGTCACAGGAGCGTTGAGCACCAGTGAATTGGAGCCCTGCACGGTCAGAACCTGGTTGACCGTCAGACTGCCGGTGATCGTGCCGCCCGTGATCGCCAGCGCCGCATTCCAGGCGCCATTCATTCGCCCGTAAGTGCCGCCGTCGCTCGGCGCGTCGGTCTGGATCGCGTCGAGTTGCCAAATCGAGTTGAACCGCCCGTAGCGCTGACTGGTGTTCGGCGCGTCGGGGATGATCGGCGGCAGGCGCAGCCAAGTCCCGTTTTGTCGGCCATAAACGGTGCTGTCGATCGGCGCTTCGCCAGGCGGCAAATTGTCGACGTAGCGCTTCGTCGCCGCCCCCAACGACTGCGTCGGATCATGGGTCAGCGTTACATCGCCGTTCGTCCCCGAAATTTCGATCGGGTGTTCGCTGAGCACGCCATTGCCGTCGTAATGATCGATCGAGAAATTCGGCGATGGCGCGCCGTCGTTGAGCGTGATCGACCAGACATATTTGCCGGCGGCCGCCGAGGCGATGATCGCTGGAACGCCGGTGATGACGATGCTCGGGACGATCGAGGGACTATCGGCCGCCGCGCATGGCGTGGTCGGCGACCAAGCATTGGCCGGCGGCAGAGTATCCGGCGGCGGCGCCCCTGGCGGTTGAGGCGGGGACGGAACCCACGTGTCACTCATCCAAAACTTCTCCCGCGCGGACGGGTGACGCGCGAGCCGCTCGCCTTCGAGCGCAGATAAAGCGCGTTGAGTTTTTGGATTTCGTCTTCGGTCAGCTGCTTGTAATTGCCGGCCGATTGCTCCTCGCCGACCGCGTGCAAGGCGCTGTGCATGAGCGCGGCGTGCAAATAGAGGCTCGGATATTTGGTGTAGAGCCAGCTTTGCTGCGTGTCGGAAAAGACCGGAACCTCGCCGAAATAGGCGATCTTGAAGCCGACGCCCTCGATATCGTCCGGCGTGCCGCCGAAGAAAATCGTGCGGCCTTCGATGGTGTAGTAGCGCACGGCCCACTTGTCGGGGAGTTTGAAAAACTCGTCGCGGGCGATGTAGCGAAGAGGCGCAAAGCCGCTCGGCACGCTCGGGTTTTCAACCTGCACCAAGTCCATCGCCAGCCAATCGTCGGGCAGCGTCGAGCAGCGTTGGGTGACGGTGTTCTCCGAGAAGTTGATCATCCGGTCGACGCGGAGCTCGGCGTTGAACTTCTGTTCGGCCATGCGCACGAACGAGGTTACGAGCGCAGGGCTCCAATCCTGGCGGTTGGCCCACTCGGCGATCGCGGTTGTGAAGTCCGAGAAGTCGGTCATTGCCCGCCCCAAAGCTGAAAGAACGGTTGGGACGAAAGTGCGCCCATCGGGAAACTCGGCCGGTCATAGCCGGGGCGCGGAGGGTCGCCCTGCGGGTTATGCGGGCCCGACGGCGACGGCGGCGGCGTCCAGCCAGGGTCACCAGGGGAAATAGGCAGATGAGCGCCCGCATAGGGCATTTGTGGGTCAACACTGGTGCCAACCGGGCCACGCGGCAGGTTCGGACCTACTGGAAAATTCTGATAGGGCGCTTGGGTCGGGACAGGAGAACGCCAATTCTGCGGAAATGAAGCCCGGTAAGAGCCTTGCCCGTTATCCGTCCACAAGTGTGGATCATTGGCCGCATAGACCATGGGGTCGTCGAAGCCGCCGCCAAACTGACCGGGCGCCACGCCAGCGATCGAGGGCGAGTATTTGTCGGCTAGATAAGGAGCCGGGTCGTAAGTCGAGTTCTGCATCGCAGACGCGATGTCGGGCGGCGGCTCCTGCCGCCGATCGGTGATGGTCGCCCGGGTGTCAGGCATGCCCTGGTAACTCGCGCCCAACAACGCCCCGCGCGAGGACGGTTGGGCTGCGCGCCGCGACGGATTGCCGACCAGAGTGTCCCACCAACCGCTCGGCTGCGCCGTGTAGGGCGGCGGCAGATTGCCGAATATCCAGTCTTGCCAGCTGCTCACATGCGCCCCATGGCCCAGAGGATGACAACGACAATCAGGACGAAAACGATCAGGCCATTGGCGCTATGCCCCCAGCCGTAACCGGGTTGCCACGGCGCTCCGAGATACGGTCCGCCGACGCCGCCGGCGAGCACGACGATCAGGATGATGACCAGGACCAGGCCGAGCGGGCTCATGGGGGGCCGTCCTTTCGATTGCGGCTGAGCCAATAGGCGACGACGGCGCCGAAGGCGGCGACCAGGCCGCCGATCGCGCCCGACGTGATTTCATCGGTCGGCACTGTAAAAAAGGCGCAGAAGGTGACCAGGCCGAGAAAGCCGAGCACGACGAGGAGCGAAATGGTGAGCGTGCCGCCGGTCGGATCAAAGCGGCTGGCGACAACCAACAAGATCGTCACCAAAACGACCGCGATCATGAGCCCGACCGACGCCGGATAATCCATGACCTTCGGGCTTGGCGGCGGATTGACGACGTCGGCCATTAGCCTTTCGCCTTCCAGCGCGCATAAGCGTTCGCCATCTTCTGGTCGTAGGCGTTCTCGGCGTAGGCGGGGCCGTTGTAGCCGCGCGCGAACGTCGCCCATTGTTTGTTGCGCAGCGCCGTGTCGAGCTTGTTGGCCTTGATGAAGGCGACGAAGGCGTCCAGATGCGCCGCCGCGCCGCCGGTCCACATGGCGTCGACAAATTCTTGGCTAGTGTCGAAGCCGCAAGCCTGGTGGTTCTGCCCGAGGATTTGAAACGCGCCCCATGAGCACGCCTTGTTGGCTGCGTCGGCGTCGAGTTTGCGCGCATCCTCATAGCGGTTGTGCTGGTTGACGCCGGTCCCGCCGTAGAGCGATCTATTCCACTTCGCCGAACTCAAAGCGACGCCGCGCCGATCCCTGGCGTTGCTATGCTTGCCGCCCGTCTCTTTGTGGAAGACGTGCGCCTCGTAGAGGATCGCCGGCCGGCCATCGGGCAGGAAGCCGCTGGCTCCCCCCGTCTCCACTTCGACGACGGCGCGAATGGCGGCGACTTCGACGTTGAGCTCCTTCGCCGCGCGGGCGAAGTCCGCGTCGGTCAGGGCCGCGCTCACCGGCCCTTCGCGCCCTTCTTCGGCTTTTTCTCACCAGGCTTGTGGCTCATCACAATTTTCCTTTCCAGATGCGGAAGGGCTCGGCCTCGCTCGAGTTGAGCCAGCGCTTCCAATCGGTCTCGCTCCATTCCTCATGAATGGCGCGCTCATAGATCGCGACCGGGATGCGGGCGGCGAGCTTGTTGACGCCGGTGTTGGCCATGAGCTCGCGATCGCGGGCGATGCTCTCGAGGATCGGCTCGAGGTCTTGCGAGGTCTTGACGACGAACCGATCGGGCCGCTCGTCGTCGGCAATGAGCGTGCGGCGCACGCCGTTGCGGTCTTCGTAGACAAAGGCGCGCTGCATCGATTATGATCCCTTCGGTTCTCCTTTGAGCGGGATTGACCGAAGGGTTGGGGCGGCTGTCAGGGCCGCCCCTTTTTTTATTTCATGATGCCGTTGAAGATGATGTGCGCGAGGCTGTTCCTCATTTCGAGGCCCCACTCGACCACGATCATGCGGGTTTCGGCGTCGCCGGTGCGCGCCATCAAGAATTGACGGAAGGCGCGGAAGAACGCGACCGCCGCATAGTCGGGATCGATCAGCAAGCCGACGTCGACCGGAACCCAACGCGACGGGGCGACCTTGATGCGGCCGAAATCGGTCGCGATCACGTCAATGGTCGAGACAACCTCGGTCTTGCCGACCAAGACTTGGGTCGTCGACCGGCCGACGAAGGTCGAAATCGTGCGCTTGGGCCCGGGCGGAACGATCCACAATGTAGGGCTCGCGCCGTTGCTATAGGCCGCCTGCATCGCGTCGCCGAGCATCGCCTCGGTAATCGACACTTGCGAGCCGGGCGCGACCGCCGCGAAGGCGTCGGTGGCCAGGACCGGAACGCCGGTGGTGACCGTGCCGGGCGCGATCGCCGCGAGCGGGTTGCCGAGCTTGTCCTTGGCGCGCGCCACCCAATGCGAGAACGCTTCGGTCGTGCGCGCAACCGGGCCGGTGTCGTTGCCGTCGTTGCGCGCCTGGCGGCCGCACAAGATCGTTTCCATGTCCGACTTGAGGACCTTCGAGGCCAGCGCCATCTGGTGCGCCATTTCCGAGCCCTTGCCCGCCGCGTCGCTTTCCTCCTGCGTTCCCGAAACGGTCGCATCGCGCTCGGAAATCTGCGTGACGTTGTTCTGGCGGACGGTCGGTTGCGCCGGCGCGTTGGCGAGGACGAAACCTTCAAGCTGCGCGTTGTTCGGATTGACGATCGGCAAGTTTTCAGTCTGCCAATCGAAAATTCTATTTTTTACATTGCGCCGACGAATAGCCGACATAACCGGCGTGTCGAACGGGTCAATGTTATAGATGGCGTTAGATAAGTCTTCCCGGTTACCTACCGCTTG